TGTATATCCTGCTTTGATAGCAGCTTCAGTAGCTGTTTGCCCTTTTAAATACTCCTTACAAAACTTCTTTTGTTTCGAGTTGAGTGGTTGCCATATCTTACCTTTGTCGTCAACATATGCTTTACCGTCTTCGGTAGGTATTAATTGCGTGTAAGTCAGCTGTTTCATATCCTATAGAGTTATTACAATAATAATAGAAAATATTAAAATAAAATAGTTTTCTCGTGCCCTCTAGTGAATCTTACCATATGTTTCTAATAACTAATAGAAAATCTATTACTTTTGATAGAGACAAGAATCCAATGATATAGACCATTACAGAACGATTCTATTACTATATTAGAGATATTAGTAGTTTTTAACATTTCTTTGAATAAAAAATTTTATTTTTAAAAACACTAATACGATAAATAAAAACCCCCGCACCACGGAACGTAGCACGGGGGCATTTAATAAAGTTTATTAATAAATACTAAAAGGATCGCAGCGGAAATCATCCCATAGATGATCAAAGATATCACGAACAGTGATAAAATCTTTTTTCGAGCCGACGCTATACCTAAACCCTAGATTATCTTGGAGCCAATGTACAGAGATATCATCATCACCATCTTGATTAGTCGAATACAATACCACAGCATGAGTCACATCAGGATGTATAAGTTTAAGTACACCGTTACTAGACTCGGTAAAATATTCCGCAGGAAAACAATCTTTAGGAGTATACTTTTTTAAAGTATAGTAAAGACAACGATTACGATCCGTTAAACAAGCAGTAGGTATAAACAAAGCACACTGAGCATCAGTTTCATAACGAACAAGATCCAACAGCATAGGACCATCACTAAATTTTTTAGGGATATCAAACTTACCAGTAGACTCATAATACTTTTTAGAATCACGACCAGTACGCTCATAGTATTTATTATAGAAATCACCAGGATTAAATTTTAGCGAAGCATCAAACAGATTAGGCTCGAACAAATCCAAAGCATTAAACGAAGCAGCGTCATAACATATCAACCAATACCCTAAGAATTCGTTATAATTCTTACGGACTGTTTCGACTAATGCCTGACTGCGCTTTACTCTTTCTTTTAGAGCTCTAATCAAGTTAGTATTTATATTTATTTTTTCTTTCATTTTATTTCTCCTTTCTAGGTTAAATCGTAAAAATAATTTTTTACCCCTATATTATAATTAAGATTTACCACACGATTAAAAGCAGTATTAGAGCATACGAGTAATAAAAAACCCCCGACTGTCGTAAACAATCGGGGGCTTCGAATGTTGGCACTGGTCTTAGGTGCTCTATTTATTATCTTGGCTTCTTAGCCTGTAGAGTCAATCGCTCTCGTTTTTGTAGAGTATGCCTAAAATGCAGTTCCTGTTATAAAATTCATTTCTTAAACGGTGCTGATTCGTGACATTGTCGCAATGTTATGTAATGTAGAGGGTAATCACCACCATCCATTTCTAGTATTAAATAATCATGATCACCTTTTCGATACGTGTACATAACTACTCCGTTTATATCTGCCTCAACCTTCTCGAAATTATCGTAATCTAAGTCTTCCTCATTTACCATAATCTCTCTAGGGTCTGTGCCGTGCTCTCTGCCTCCGACATAGACCTCGGTCGCATAGTTTTTATCAGTGCTTCCGAAGTTTACGTCAGAGTTTATCTCTATCCAATCTTTCATATTATTCTACAACTCCTCCGTCTTAGTAACGTCTATCCAATCGAACCCGTCTCTAGGTGCGAAATATCGTTTACCGTCAGTGTGGCTGACTGCAACTACCTCACCAAAGTCTATTGGTGGAGTAAAATCAGATAATATTTTTTCACATTCTTTCAAAGAAATTTTCTTATCTAATAACCAATATCGACTGTCTTTCTCGTAAGCATCACTCGGCTCGGGATAAACCCTTAATTCAAATAATTCATTCATTTTATTTCTCCTTTCTATAATTGAAAATAATCAAACTCTCCAGGAGTTTCTACGCTTTCTACAAGTGTAGTACTTCCCTCCCAGTTATTTATTATCGGATCAGTAGATGTATTCTGTCCTTTAGTGTAGTCGTCTGAGTTAAGTGTATTCTGCCATATAGTTTCGTATGATTCTATAATCGCTCTAATTACACTCTCTTCGTTCGCACAAGTACAGATTTCTAATATCTCTCCTTGTTTCGTTTCTATACATAATCGCATATCTTTCTCTCTTTCTTACGCTTCGGAATAATTTCCTAACGCTTATATATATTATAAAGGGGAGCAAACCCACTTTAAAGCAGTACGCGAAACGCCAAGCGACGCTCTACGCAGTCTCGTCAGTGGGTATTGCTTCTAAATCACCATTACCTAAATACCAATACTCGATATCGATATGATCTACAGCGATAATCTCGGCACCCTCCCAGTTTTGTAGTATCCAGTCATTCGTCAGCTCTCCTGCATGTCTATCGATTAGTCCGAGTTGGTTATCGATCACTTTAGTCCAGAGCTCACCATAAAGTTCTTCTACTTTTTGGAAGTCTTCTACTGTACCTTTAAACATCAGCTGTCTACCTTTCGGACTACTAATTGTGTAATTAGTTTTTCTAGTCTTAATCGCAGCTTCTGTAGGGTCTACTAAGTAAAACTCATAAATTCTATCGGTCATACTTTTTTACCTCCCATAGGGTCAGCTAGAGCAACGTATGGATCGTCGCCGTCATATTCGAACATCTCTAATGCTTTATTTCGAACATGGTTAGCCGTGTAACGCTCCATAGCTTCTCTACATTTTTCTTTAGTCGCACCGTATACTCTAGGTACGCCCACCTCGATACATTTTCCAACGTATACTTTTTTCTTAGTCATAACTTTCTCCTTTCTTATTAATAGTTATTAAGTACATTTTACTTACGAATACCGCCAAAGTAAAGCAGTAATACCAAAGGGCGAGTGCTTTCGTCAGACAACTGCACTCTAAGTTGTTATGACAGGGAAAATGAAAGTACATAAAACCTGCTGACTTCAACCTTCCTACTTAGGTTGAATGCTCCTCTGCTTCATAATCATTCCAATCTAAATAAAGGCATAAGTTCCAACCCTCATCATTTTCGTCAGCTATTTTTATAGCTTCCTCTTTTGAGTTTGCTTCAACTATAATTTCGTATAACACTTTTTGAATTGCTGTAACTCTATATGTCTTCATGCTTCCTCCTTAAACTTTCGTAATAAAAAGTCTTGGTTAGCTTCAAAATAATCTGTTTTACTCAGGACTTCTTGCTCACCATACGCTTCTTTTTCGAGTAGATATGCTTGGTACATATTATCAAAAAAGATTTCGTACGGGCTACGTTTATCCGACCATGAGTAATCATATTCTGCAATTAATTTTTTTATATTCATATTTAATCTAAACCTCGCGTATGCTGTTTTACATATTCAGGACTAAAGTCCTCTGGTGGACCTTCAGCAATATACGAATAAGTATGATCTAAATACTGTTCTAAAAACCTCAAAACATCGCTTTTGTAGAGTTTATCGGAAGGTCCATAAACTTTTTCAAAGTCGAGTAATACCTCGACCACCCAGTCATGAGCCTCCATTATCTGTTTATCGGTAAAGTTCTCGTATTGTAAATGCTCAGTAATATATTTGAGCGACTGATTTTTAATCTCACTTGTGGTCAACATCATCAGCCTCCTCTTTACTTAGTAGTGTCTTTACACGATCAACCGTCTGCTTTTCCATTTCTAGCATAAGTATGCGGTTTTTCAGGGCTAGTATTTCGTCAACAAGTTTTTTATTGACGTCCTCTTGTGATTTTTGAGTATCGACAACTTTACGTATAGTCTGCGTAAGAGTGTCTAGTAACTCAAGTATCATTTTTTCATTCATAACTTTCTCCTTTCTTGTTATTAGTTATTATTAAATTATAGGTACGAGTATTAGCAAAGTAAAGCACTATACCAAGCCCCTGACTTTAGCCATACGTTTAGACATACGATAAATTGCACGACCACATTTAGGGTCTAAAAATATCGTAGGCTCACGTTGTTCGTTTCCCTGGTGATCTCTATTCATACGTTGTACGTGTTTAGCTTGTCGCCAATCGACCCCACCTTTTTTCAAAACTTTACGTAACAATCTAGCTTTCTTACTATTCATCCGCCAATATTGATCACAGGTAATTCGTTATAATCTTTATACTCCATATCTAATAAAAACCTATCCATAACCATAGGGTCATCTATATTTGGAATATTAAATACGGCTCGTACTTCGATATCGTTATGATCAAGAGTCATAACAATCGGAAATTTAACCGTTTCATGATCTAGTTCTAACTCGCTAATCGTTTCGTTAATTTTATACATATCAGGGTATTGATTTTTATTGGTACGTTCCGCTTGTTCTACTAGCTTTTCTAGTATTGGAATTGTTGCATATTTAATTTTTTGCATATTACCACCATACCGTCATTACTGCACCACGTTCTGAAGCTACGCGAAACAAAGTCTCTAAATCACAAACTTCTTTAAAAGTATATTCCCAACCGTGCTCACTTTGATAAATAATAGTATCGTCTTCAACCACTTCATCAAGTTCATCTGCGTCTTCTAACTTAGCCGTAATCAACTGACCTAACGCGTCGGCTTGTTGTTTTAATTCTTGGCTAGTAATATGAGCGTCTTCGCCTTCAATATGCCAAAGATAGGGCTGCCCCATAAGTTCACCTACTAATGGTTCATAAGCTTTACCTCTAAATGAACCATCACTACCACTACCACTAAACATACCACCGCACAAATTAATATCTTTGATACGGTCATCATCTTCATAAGTAAACCCTTTATCACGGTCGTTGCCGTGAACTATATAACAATCTAAACCCATGATTACCTCCCTATATGTTTGATGTCGTCTTTAGGGATAACCTGATAGGCTCCTTTATTATACGCAGGAGCAATAGTGTATTGACTACTAATGCGTCTACGCTCCTCTGGTGATAATGGTTTATCGTCTTTTTTATTCATAACTTTCTCCTTTCTTGTTTAGTTATAGTATATATATTAAACGCCAATATTAGCAAAGTAAAGCACTATTAAACACCACGTAAATACCAAGACATAAAAACTATCGGGGATCATCTACTTGCTGTTCTTTTTCTTCTACGAAATCGTAGAGTCTATTGATAAACTGTCCGCTAGTATATCCGTTAATCGAATCATCAAATAACCACACACTTAATTCCGTGACGGTAGTTTCAACAACTTCGCCGTTCTCTTTAATAAATTGTACTTTCATGCTTTCTCCTCTTTAAGTTTTTGACTAAGTTCAAAAATTTTATCAACCGATAAAGTTACGGCTTTTTCACAACGTTCCATCCTATAACTGTTATCATTTTGTCTTCTCCAATAATTACGAATAGCTTTTAAGGTATCCAACCTATTCCTTTCTTTTCTAATCTCTTTTCTAATCTCTTCAATTTTATCTTTCATGTTTTCTCCAAAGTGGTGAGTGTACGAACAATAGCGTAACATCGGGACTATTTACAGTGTCCGCACACTCACAGGTAATTATACCTTCGAAAAGTAACCTTCGTCTTTCAATCTTTTAGTATAAAACCTAAAGATTCTCATAGGTTCTTGACCAGTAATCAAATTACCTTGTTTAACAGCAAGTTTAACCAAATCTTGTGCTGTAAAGCTAGATGAGTCAAGCTCACCTTTTTTAGCTTCTTGTACAGTTTTGATTAAAGCTATCATCTGTGCAGTTTTGCACTCGATTTTTTTACCACTGTACTTATATAAAGTACGTGCTGAGCCTTTACTGGCTTGTTTTGGTTCAGGGATAGTTACCCCATTACCTTTTGCTGTCTTTTTGACAGCAGGTCTTCTTTTTACAGAAGTTGAAGTTGAAGTTTGCGTTTGCATATCTTTCTCCTTTCTATTGTTAAAATTACCTACCTTGTGGTAGAACATAGTACCTATTCTGCCTTAGATTAAAACGAAAGTAAAGCAGTATAGGATTAGTCTTGATCAACGTAATTACGATTAGCCCCATAAAGATAATCTTCAATACTATCTTTTACGCCTTTCGTATCGTCTACAGGACTGATAACCGTAAGACTTAATTCTAGTAAAGTTCGAGCCTTCATTAAATCGTCAGCTAATTTATTTACGTGTTTTTCTAAGTCTTTTACGTATTGCTCAGGGTCTAGTCTTTTCTCCATATCCTTACTCCTGATTGTTCTCTATCACCAACACCGATCTTTTCTAGACGGTATCTGATTATAAAATGCTGCTCAGGGTCTTGTTTTTTACCAAACGTCCGAGTAGCTTGTGATAAACGGTTTTTCATACGTTGGGCGTTATCACCTTCTTCCAACGGTATAAAAATAGAGTCACCTACTTCCATATCAGCAAAAGGGTAGTTTGATCTACTCCTAGTATCTTCAGGAAGGGGTATACCTTTTTCTATTTTAATTTCAAAATCAGCCATTTAAATCCTCCTCTGGGTTAGAAAAATGGACTAAGCCCTTTTCTTGTAAAAAGTCTTTCCAAAAAGCCAATAGAGTAACAGTATCACCATCGGCGACACCTGCTAACTCTTGGCAACCTTGCGTAATCATAGTGTCGGACACTACCTGAGCCAAGTCTTCTAGACCTGACTCATGTAGAGCAACCCATATCATACTCATGACCTCATGGTCAAATTTATAGTGTGTAGGGTTATCAGACATTAGGCAGTCTCCGCATATTTAATAGCTAAATCTAATGCTTTAGCTTTGCGGTTAGCTGCCACGCCGAACCAAGAGCTGTGTAAGCTGTTACCTTTTTCGTGCGACTCACGTAAGTGGTCTTCTACGTAGGTAACTGCATTTAACGCACCCCACCAAGTACCTTTAGAAGAAGCTAGATTGGCTCCTGGCTGTTGCTCAAGAGCGTCTACTACCAACTTAGGGTACTTATTGAACTGCTCGATAAGTGGTGCTTGTTCACCAATTAACTTACCATCAGCTTTTAGTTTAGCTTCATGACGATACGTCAACATAGTATTAGGTTGATATAACTCACCTACGAAGTCTAAAAACTGCGGGTGTTTAGCTTTCTTGTTAGAAAGGAACTCCGCCGCTTCTTTAAACTTAGACATCTTCTGTGCTGATAGACCTAACGCCTCCTCAGCAGCTTCCATGACGTCTACCCCAAACTCTTTAACGTGTGGCATACGGAATGACGCCGTACCTTTCTCGCCTAGAGCAAAAGTAAGAGTGTTATTACAAACAACTCTTATCGGGGTAAGTTTAATAGTCATCGACTTACCTACTACGTGCGGTTGGTGTATTAAAAGATACCCTTTAATATGGTCTTCACCCGCAAGTTCGAAGTCCTCAGAAATTTTGGCTAAGCCCCAAATTTCTCCACCGTCTTTTAAACTACCTGCGGTTTCCATTTTCATGTGACCCGCTTCAGTAAAGCGTTTAAAAAACTCAAATATGTCCTTATTTTGGACAGGGATATAATCCCTACCACAATGACTAAGAACACGGTTATCAGAATCGCGAACGATGTGGAAAGTATTTTCCGCTTGGATTAATCCAACATCGTCGCCCCACTCAGGTGCGTCAAGCGTATAACTAGGACGTTTACTAACTGTCCAGTCTAGACCTGCTGCCTCCTGCATTTGTAATGGCGTAAGGTCATCACTTACTTCGACACCTAATCCGTGCCAAGGTACTTGATTTGCCCATGCCATTGTTTCTACTTGATGTGCCATAAAACCTCCGTTTTGTTTGCACTGTTATAATGAGCGTAGTTGTTAGCTACCCGTATATTTAAAAGTACAGCCTTAAGAAAGTAAAGCACTACTAAGAGCCTCCCAATCGTAAGGAACGTTTAAAGTAAGCAACGCGGGAGAGTTATAACCACCCTTCATCAATTCTTTTATTCCTGTTAAACTATCTATATGGTAGAGTTTCAGTTCAGCATTTTTTCTAGCTAAAACAAACACTTGACCACCATGAGCTGCTCGTTTACCTAACCACGCTACTTGCATAGGGCGTAGAGTAAGAGCATTACCAGAATGTATTTCTTTTAGTTCTACCCAAAATTCTTTACCTTTCGCACAACCATTTACATCAGGTACTCCTGCCCCTGTCATTCCTGTTTCAATTCTTTGTAAGTGTATAGACGGTAGATTAGTCCGCATTAACAACCATAGGTTCTTCTCTTTCGCCATCTTCTAATTGTTTTATTCTTTGTTTTAATACTTTTGTAAGTTTTCTTACCGCCTCTTTTTTTCGGCTTTTATGAAATACCCTCTCTGAGTAATTTGGACCGTAATAATACTCTTGTCCTTTATGAATTTTAGGATTATGTGCTCTGCCGTCTGTATAATTAGGTGGGGGTAGGTCTTCTATAATACACTTTTCAATATAATAATCACTTTCGTAAGTATAAGGTTCTAAATCTATAGCTAATAAAGAGTTTTTTGACTCAATAATATCTAAATTACACTTACCATAATGTCCTTCGTGCCATCTACCTCCAGTATTAAAGACACTCATTGGGGAAGTGATTCTTTTATTATCATCATATCTAGTCAAATCTTTACACTCATCACTACAATATAATGTTTGTTTACCAGTAAGTTCTTTATCACAAACCACACAACTTAGTTTTCTGTTCTCCTCTCGAAGTTTAGCTAATTCTTTATCTAATGCAGCGATACGTTTCTTACGGTTTAATTCTTCCTCATGTATTTTTTTGACTTGTCTTTTTCTTTGTCTTTCTAACTTTCTTTTATTAGCGTCGTATTTTATTTCTTCTTCACGACATTTAGGCGTACAGTATTTACGTTTATGACCACCAAAGTTATCTCCGCACCACACACACTCATGTGGTTTTTCGGTTTTATCTTCTAATAATGGGTACTGTAATATAAAATTAACCATACTACCTATAATAAAGGTCAATATACGTTAAGTAAAGGAGTATAGACGAGCAAAACGCATATAAGCTAAAATAAGCCGATCTGGGCGTATTTAGATAGTTCTTAACTAAAACCCTCGGGGTCCTTTGAAAAACGCCGTACGTGCGGTTTCTGGGAACCGATTTTAAAAAATCTAGTAATTTTATAGCCATCCCGTATGCGGTGCTACTTTTTGATTATCGGAAGCTAATTTAACATCAACTTCTTTTAACCACTCATCGTAAGCCCTTTTAGTTTGTTCATTATCTTGGTAGAGTTGCATAAACTCTGTCCATTTACTACGAGCGATTTGTACGCCCCTATAATAATCACCGTCACCTAACTTACAACGGGTTACTATTTGCCAAACTCTTTGTTTAGTTAAATCGTATTTCTCGCCTAATTCTGCTAACGTTTCTTCTGCAGTTTTCCAATCATCATAGATTGCTCGATAACGTTTAGCGTTTTGTTCTGCTTTATATGTATCTATACCTCTCATAGTATCTCCTTTGTTTCACCCCAAGACTTACCAAGTTCTACATCTACTAACAACGGCACTGCTAATTTTACGCAGTCTTGCATTGTTTTAGAAATAAGTAGAGCTTGTTCTTGATCAACTACCGAAACATCAACTTCATCGTGTACTTGTAAGTGTGGAACAATACCTTGTTCCCATAGACCTAACATCGCTAATTTAGTCATGTCAGCTGCTGAACCTTGAATTAATCTATTAAGGGCTTTATATGTAAATGATCTTTTTAAATTATCTCCGTATTTTTCTTGAGCTTCTTTTAAAGGCAACGGAGTAGAGCGTTCGTATTTATCTTCCCATAAATCGAAACGACATCGTCTACCTGCAAAAGTTTTTATATATCCTCTATCCATAGCTACGCGAGTGCAATAATCTTGTAAAGCTCTAATAAAAGGTACTTTCTCATGGTATTGTAAAAATAGAGCTTCTGCTTCTAAATCATCAACACCTAGTTCTTTAATTAGTTTTTCTTTACCCATGCCATAGCTAAGTCCTAGATTTATCGTCTTAGCTTGTTTACGTGGTATTTTTGCCATATCTGCTACGATCTGATGAAAGTCAGCATTATCGTCAGTATACTGAGCTACTGCATCTTTTGCTCCTGTTAAGTTCATCTGATCAGCATAATGTACAGTGAGTCTAGGTTCTTGTTGAGAATAATCAAAAACCCCCCACTGACAACCGTCTTCAGGAATAAATAAAGAACGAATAAGATTACCTATCTCAGGGTCACGAGCAGGTACTTGTTGTAGATTAGGATTACTATAACTAAACCGACCACTGACCGTGCCGCCACGATCATTACGCATAGCATGAGCTTCCGCGTGTATTCTGCCATTAAAACAATGTTCTTGGATCATCTTCTCAATAAACGTTGTTCTAGCTTTATTTAGTTTTCTAGCCCTAACGATCAACTGCGGTAGTTCATGCTCATGCCCTTCTAACCAGTCTTTTTGAAAACTAGCCATACCTTTTGCAGTATGCGGATACCAAAGTTTATTTTTATCAAATATCTCTTGTAACGAAGCGTTAGCCCAAAGATTAACTTCGGCACCATACTTACGTTTTATTTCTACTTGTAACTTTTGTTCTTCGGTAGAGAGCTGTTTACTAACTTGCTCGGCTCGTTCTTCATCTATTCTAACGCCACGCCATCGCATTTCTAATAACAACGGTATTAAACGACACTCCATAGCTAATATCTTTTCTAAATCTTGAGCAACAACTTCAGCTTTTAATTTATGCCAAAGTTTTAAAGTCAACGCTGCATCTTGTTGCCCGTAAGGACCAACGTATTTTGCAGGTAGTTTATACATCTCTGATTTAGGATTGATACCGAAAGCTAAAGCAGCATCACGTAATAACGATTCATCTTTCTTTTCGTTACAATAAAACTCACCTAGATTATCTAACGAATAAGAATAGCGATGTTCATCAACTAAGGGTGCAGCAACTATAGTGTCTAAAATATTGCCTTTTATTTCTACGCCTTCTCGCCTTAACCAACCTACATCATAGAGTGCATTATGAAATATAACGTCTCGTTTAGTAGAGCTAAGTAGATTACGTAACCAACGTAAAACAATATCTTCATCTAAGTTGCCACCGCCCTGATGACGGATAGGAAAATAACCTGACCACTTTTCAGTAGCTACCCCAATACCTACGATATAACCACGACTTGTAGCCCAGCCTGGACCACAAGTCAATAAGTGTGGGTCGTAAGTTTCTAAGTCTATCGCTACGGTTTCCGTTTCCGAAAACTGCGGAAACACGTCAGGTACAGACCAAGAACTTTCGGGAGCAAAAAGTGGTTGCTGCATAATTACTTTTTCTTTTTAACTATCTTAGTAACTTTTGCCTTAGGTTTCTTTTTCTTTGGAGCTTTACCGCCTACCCATGCTTCGTTTACATCAGGAGTAGTAGGGTCGTCCGCTACAAATCTACCTTTTTTACCACGTGCTCGTTTTACTTCTGCTACTTCTTCTTCAAATTTATCTAAGGTTACCGTAGCTTCCTCAATAGCTTCTGCTAAAACTTTTTCATCTTTAGTTTCTACAGGTTTTTTAGTATTATCTGTAAAAAATAAATTTCTTATCCTTTGCCATAAACTCATAATTAATCTCCTGTTGGTATGCCTTCTGAGGTTACTGCTCCAGAATAAATTGCTTTACTCTCTTGCTCAGAATCATTTATTAAAATATCGTTTTCTACTAATAATAAATATCTACGTAAATCGCGGATATCATCTAGTAGTCCTGCTTCGCCTTTAAATGCTTCACCTGCTTCAAAGATATCCCACCCGTGTTTTTCAGACTGGTGTTCTATCCTATCGAACTTACGTGCTAACATCATAAAAGCCCCTACGCCACCTCTACGTTTCCAAGAGTCACCGTAAGAAACTTCAGCTCTTTTTAACGCTTCTAGGTCGTTTTGGGCTATGTCTTTCATAGCTTCCCAATTACTAATCGCCATAATTTGCTCCTTAGTTGTCCGCAATTTTTAATGTGAAAGTAGTGTCTCGTTTGCGGACCCATTCGAAACACGCTTTCATCCAATCGTATGCTTTAATTTTATTAATCCAAGCATAAGAATCCTCGTAACGTCTACGTTTATGAAAAAGATAAGCATTAACCATAGGTATTGCTATATCCCGTATAGACGGATTTTGAAAAGTTTTTATTGGTCCTATATAGTCTTTAGTTGAGAACGTTTTACCTGTCGTTATAACATCATCAAACGCCTCAAAAAATAAATCTAATTCCCACTGGAAAGTTTTAGAATGAGTTATTAAAGGTATAAGGTCTTTTTGTTTAATATATTCATAATCGTTTTTAGTAGAACGCCAACTATAAATATCAATAACGCCTAACTCTTTACAACGCTCCCAAACATCGTTTTGATAAACATGAAAACTATCGCTAATTTGAGTATATTCACCAACAGCTATTTCTAATCTCGAAGCAAGATATTCTTGTAACATTGACATATGTACTGCGTTAGCACCATAAGCCCCCCAAAGCATATCGTTCGAACGATTACAAACAGTCATGTTTAGTTTTTTATCTCTAACTTTAAAATAAATATTCGTATTACAAGGTACGTCTTTACCGTCTCTATCTAAATCTTCTTTGACGTCCCACATCTGTAATACTGCCCGTCTATCGTTAGGGTTACGTCGTAACATAGCGATAATAATTTCTAATTGATCTTTATCAAAATAATCTCGCCAACGCCAACCGTACGCCCCCCATAGAGTCTCATTATCATCAGAAAAATCTCGCATAGAGTTTACAAAAAAAGTTAAAGGTCTTAAATCTTTACGTCCATGTAACATCCATAGACCTTCTATAAAATGGAAAAAAGGATTAGCATCGCGTTTTTCACAAAACAATACACGTTCTGTAGGTTTTTGATAGACCGTAGCTACTGGTTCTATCGCTTCTAATGTTAACCCGTTTCTACTTTCTTGTTCTCGATAATTAGTTTTATCTAAAAAGAAATCGACACCTAATTTAAAAGCGTCGTTTATATTTCGTGCGGTTATTACTTTCATAATTCGTATTTGCTTTTACCTGCTACTACATCTTCTACTATAGGCAAGTCGTTTTGTTTATAGATAGAACGTGTCCTACCCTCATTTTTAAGAATACGTGAGTATTTATCAAACTCACATAAACCCCCTTCTATCTCCCTTAATTCATAGTTAACAGAGTTTCTTTTAGTAACCCAAGAATTTCTTTCGAATGCTATTTTTAACAACTCTTGCATTTCACTGTTCCAATCATGACTACGTAAACAATAATCTAATGGTCTACCTGTCAAACGATTAAGACCTCGCATAGCTCCTGGACCTGCATTAGCCCAAGTCATAATATCATTAGCTTCATCTAATAAATAAGTATGTCTTAAATCAGTAACAACCTCGTACGCCATAAATGGACCCATGTAAGGATAATCTCGTAAAGTTTCCCAACAAAACTCTAAAGAAGAATTGTTTAATGCTTTTTTATTTTCTAATTTAGTTACTAAATAATCTCTGTCGTTCCACATATGACTTATACATTCAGCTACCCCTGTAACTTTATCCATACGATTAGGGGTTTTAATAATATAAGAACCAGTAATCCATTTAGGTTGTTTTTTAATAAGTTCAATAGCTTTCTTCCTATTCCAATTAAACAATAAATCATTTTCTATTAATGTCCTTCCTGTTTCTATTAAATTAAACCACCTAAAAATTATTACTGCCATAAAAACTCTAGGGTCGTCTCGTAACGGTTCTCTAATATGTTTTTTAAGCCACCGAGTAGTCCTATCTTCTTCTCGATAAACTTGACAGAATTTAAACTCTTGTAAAATAGGATCATTAGTCCAAGGGGGCGGTAAATCATTTTCTTTCTTTTTACGAATACTTTCCCGTTCTTCTTGCCAGTAAAAATATCTATCAAGTTCTTCTGCAATAAACATTACTTCTTAGTTAGTCTCCAAGCACAGTTATTAGCGTGTTCAGGATACATAGTCGCTGCTGCCATACGTAAAAACTGTTTACCGAAACGTTCACTTAACATAATCATTTGTTCGTCTGACCACTCTATTTTTAAATCACGAGTGCCATCAAACCTAGCTTTCTTTAAATTAGGCATTTGTATAAACGTACCCGTGACCGCTTCAATATTAAAGTTACGTTCTAATTCTTCTTTTAGTTCTTCAAAGCCCCACTCATAAACGTGGTCTTCAGGTAACTTATCATTTGACCCGTCATGGTTAGGTGTAGAAACATAGCCCAGTGCGTCAGGTCGCATAACCCTAGCTACATCATCTAACCATGCGGGTACAAACTCTCTACCCATATGTTCAATAACTTCGGTAGACCAAAAGAAATCTATACTTTCATCAGGTAAATCAAACACAGGGTTTACCGTTAAATCTTGTATTCTTATTTGTCCGTTAAAGTTTTTAAACCAAGTAGATTCTTCTAACCTACCTCCTGCGTTAGACCAAAATTTATTTTCTAACTCACACGCGGGGTCAATATCGTAACCATAATAAGAACGGATAATATCAGACTTTTTAACTACGTATGCTTTATATAAACAACGTAACGCCCAACACTCTCCACAACCAACTTCTAAAGTGTCTAAGGGTCTACCCAACACTTTAGCTTCATCTATCGCTAAACTAGCAATTTTATCAAAACGACTCATATGAGCTAATTCATCTGGTCGCCAGTTACCTAGTACTCCTGCTGAAGCAAGGTCCATTCTAGTATTTTTACTATCGTTTTCATTGACAGTAAGTTTCTTTCTAATTGATGACATATATTCTCCTTTCTAAAAAATTAATCACATATTTATTATCCTTTACTTTTATATGCAAAGTAAAGAACTTTTATACTTGATAACAGCGTGTTGTTTTAGGTTCAATCAAATATAAATTCTCTTTCGTTCTAGTAATACCTACATAAAACACTCTATTTTCATCATCAGGATTACGTTGGTAGTTTTTATAAACTCGTGCCGTAATATCCGTTAATAACACTACATTAGTTGCCTCTCCGCCTTTTGCTGCATGAATAGTAGATAAACGTATACGTGGTTCTTTTGTTATTTTTTCTCCTCTACGTAACATAGCTCGTATATAACTTATTTCTTTTACACTTAACATAGTAAAAGCATCATACCAACGACCTTCAGGTAAATCAGGAAACATATTTTTTAAATCTTGATACTGCATAGTCAAATCAGCATCAACCACTTCTAGTTTTTTACTATCTTTAATCCGCATATATTTCAAAATATTTATACACTCAACCATAGGTATTGTTCTACCTTGATTTAATCGTTCCCAATTTATTACGGCTCTGATTTTCTTTTCAGAGATACTAGGTCTACCTTTTACTTCAAAAAACCAACCTTGGTTTCTACAATACTCGTCTACTTCTTCTAATAAATAATTAGTCCTAGCTAACACTAGCCACTCACCTTCTTCCATATTTACTAATTCAATAGTTGGTTCCCAACGTACGGTGCCTTGTTCTTTTCTAGGCGTCCATTCTTTATAAATTCTAGAACGTACTTGGTCGATACAACGTTTAGCTACTTCATGCACTTCTAAAGGTACGCGATATGATTGTTTTAAAACTAAAGCATTAGTAGAGTTTTTAATTAAATATTCAACATCTGCCCCTGCCCATTTATAAATTGCTTGATCATCATCACCTGCAACATAAATACGATCAGCTTTTTCTGTTAGTTTACGTACTACCGCCCATTGTAGCGGTGATAAATCTTGAGCTTCATCTACGAACATAACATCTAATTTAGGCACATCACCACGTAATAAAAATTGTTGTAACATATCTGTATAATCAACTAATAATCTATCTTCTTTAAACAAACGTAGCCCTCTAGCGTAACGTTCTAACTCAAACCACCCTACTGCGTCTTCTACTTCGTGCCATTGTTGCTCTAACGGTATCTCTCGCATACGAGCTAAGTTTTCTATAAACGCTAAACGATCATCATGGGTCATAGCAAATAAATGTCCATCGTCTGAGTTAGTACGACCCGTTAAACGAATATTTAATTTTTCATTTAAGTCTAATATATCTGAATGACTTATAACACTTTCTCTACTAAGCCCTAATTGTCTAAACGCTAACGAATGTAACGTTCTAAAAAACGGTAAATCTTTATTAGAAATATTAAAACGTTGCATAGCCCTTTCTTTACCCTCATTTACTGCTTTTTTAGTAAATGTAAAAAAGCCAATACTTTCTGGTTTGGTACCTTTTTCTAATTCATCTTCTATTAACCCTAACAAAGTACTGGTTTTACCCGTTCCAGGAGGTCCAAGAATTACTTGAGTATGAGCAGGTAATGTCATATCCCTGTCCTAAAAGTTAAATTTACCCGCTCCCCACCACCTATAACATCAGGCACTGCATGGGTAGCTTTCATCTGTGAGTGACCATCAAACACGAAGGTATCACCGTTTTCCATTAAATAATTAGTCAATTTTTTCTTAGCTATATAGTGTGTGTTGATTTTACTGGTCGCGGTATGTTCTTTAATATCACGTTTATATTCTTGCCACTGAAATAGTCTAGGTGAACCAAACGATATAGACACAACTAAATCGTCTAAGGTAGGTACAGTATCAGAGTGATGTGGTATACCTTTACCATCAACGCCATAGTAACCGCATAAACAAAAATTAAAATCAACGGTTTTACCAAATTCTTGTTTTATAAAAGTTTCTAAATTACCTTTGATATAATTCATAGGTTGTGTCCAAGGCACAGGTTTATACAACCTACCTGCATATTCAAAATCAGCAGTACCAAACGCTTTAGTTTTTCTACCTTGTATTTCTTTTCCGTTAAATTTTCTATTTACGGGTTCGTCCCATTCCGTTATTAATGGGTTAAATCCGTTAAATTTATTTTTATAAAATTTAATCATAATAAACTATCATCAAAATTAGGTAAGTCGTGTTCCTCATCTTGAGCTATAAATTCATCTATATACCAAACGTTTACACCTTTGCCTTTAATATTAAAAAAGTAAGGTTCTCCATTTAATTGTTTTAATTTAGAAGTTAATCTGTTACGTTGGTATTCTTTAAAATTGTGTCTATGCAGATACTCCATTAAATCTGCTAACCTAAAATAAGTTTTACCTTTATTAGTCCAAGGTTTATGTAATAGTAATTCATCACGTTCTCTAGCAGGTCGTTCGGTACAAAAAGACTCTAGTAGCTCCATGAAGTGTCCTTCAGTAGAAGATTCTTTAGGCACTTCAACTACAGTTAATGCGTCTAATAATTGTTGTATTATCTGTCGCCAAACGTTTTCTTTTACCTTCGGCGGTATTTTATTTAACGCGTCCATACACTTACGTTGGAATCTATTTTGATTTAACAAATCGTCTGTTTCTAATTCTAACCTACCCCCCTCTACATCTAAAAACCATATCGGCGGGTCACTGTCTTGTTTAGTTAAATTACTAAATAAAGGCGTACCACCATTAGCCCCTATGCCGTGTTTCCTAGTTCTACAAAGGGGGCTATTACAATGACTAGCTATCGGCTGATCATTACACCGATAAAAATAGTCCTTACGTTGTAATTGTTTACCTATCGTTAATACTTCTTGTGCTCCTAACGGCGGTTGCATATATTGCATATTTACATCTTCTAAACGTTTTTCCCAATCGTCAGGATATTTCTTACGTAAAAACACACCTACGTTAAATAGTCCAGAGTTCCTTGTACCTTTAGGAAAACCCTGCACTACTAAGTGCTGTAGACAAGGCGGTGCTTGATCTAACCAATCAACATCTTCGGTTAAAGGCGTTGCTTCATAACTTTCTAAATCAGCTTTACTAAACGTAATTTTCTCAGCGTATGCTAAAAATTCCTGAGGAGTTAAAGCTTGACCTTTTTCACCATAAGCGTATCTTGTAGAGTTTTCACCCCCGAAGTACGGCATATTTAAAGTGCTCCCTCTATCTCCACGTTCTAACAATAACTGTGTTTGTTTAGGAAATATCTCTGCTTGTCCGAAACCGATAGAAGCTGCCAGTTGACGTAACTTACGTTGTAATAAACTAGCGGACACAGGTTCATCTATAAAAAGATAAATATGTGCTCCACCACTTTTACTACGACAAAGCACCAATGGTAATTTATGTTTAACTAATTTTTTAGCTAACCCTTTTAAATCTAATTGATATTCATCAACGTCTATAGCACCCCAAACACAAGTATTGTTTTCGTCTATAGGTACAATCCCTACACTTTGTTTACCTGACAAATGACCTTCCCATAATTTTAGAAGATCATCGTCAGATAACTCTTTAGAGATAGTTACATTTTTTCCGTTTGCTTTACCGTCCTCTCGCAGATCATCAGTAGCTGTGAACGTCCCGTATGCTTGGCGTAGCCCCGCATATCGTATAGCAAATTGCTCTGCTAACGACATAAAATATCTCCCGATTAGATAGTTTCATTTAAAGTAATATCTTCAGCTTGTTCTTGTTTTACTTGAACATCACCTGACCTAGCCGCTGACATAAACTCTTTAGCGATTTTAGCTATATCTAAATCAGTAGCCGAAGTTTGATTTACACTATAACCATGCCACGTACCTTTATCGTTAGATTGGGTAGTAGAAGCTAAGTTATAGGTATAAGCAAACATAGGAGCTTCAACAGATTCTCCTTTAGAGTTTTGTACTCTAGCCATACGTAACATAGTTAACCATTTTCTAGCCACTCCTAGCTGAGTAGACGTAAATGCTAATACTGCTTGTTGTGGCGTAGGGTCAGTAATTAATACGAAAAACTGTGCCGTTTCTACTATCTCATTACCTTCAGGAGTAAAGTATCTTCTAGACTCTTCATCACGTTTACACTTACTAAGTATAGACATATCGTGTCCAGCATTTACTAAACCACCACCTTTTTCTCTAGGAATCCACTCGATAAACTTTTTATTATAGGCACAAGGTACAATACTTATACCTTTCTCACCATCGTAAGTTTCACCAGTAACAGTGTTATATAAATCTCCTGCACTAGCTCCTTCTACATAACTACCGTTAGATTTTATTAACTGCGGAGACATAGGTTGCAATACGCGAATAAACGGTATTGCAAAATCTTCCGTAGTAGTTTCTTCTAGTCCTGTACCTTCCGATAATAAAGTATCATCAAAAGTTGTTATTGCTGTGTTTTGACTCTCAGCTATTTGAGTTTTTTCTTCTGGCATATTAATCCTTTTTAATAGTTGCTTTAGTACCTATATAGATACCAAATGGTTCTGATGGAATGTCCTTCCCTGTAGTAAGTTGTTCTTTTACGAACGCTTTTAACGTACTAGGATGAACGCTTTGTTTTATTTGTGGGTCTAGTCCACGGGTTTTAAGAGCTTCTACGGTCTGATCAACCGCTTCACTTTCTTCACGATTAAATTTAACTAAAACTTCGTTTTTAATTAAACCTTCGTGTCCGTTATCTATCAACCACCTATACGCTACCTCTTGATTAGCTTTAGAAATATGAGCACTATAAAACTCTCCAACGGATATTTTTTCACCCGTGCTAAGAGTAATCTCATTTAGACCTGCTGCTGCCATAGCGTCAGGTAGCTCTTGTTCTGAAGTTAATCTAAGTTCTTCTTTTTTAGCTTTTACATCTAGTTCTAGCTGTTCTAGTTCTTTAGCTAGTTGTAGTTGTTTATTGGCTAAAACAGAAACGGTAGATAACTCGCTATCGGAAACTTCGTTACTC